TTGAGCACTTAAATCTCTTACACTTAAAATAGTATTAAGATAATTGTTATCCAATGACATTTTCCATGTGAACCCAGCATCGATTTTTGCACCAGTTACTACCTCATCAGTAACGGTAGTGGCAACTGGAGCCCAATCTATCAAATCGCCATTTTGAGTCCAATCAATACTTTCCACATATTGCTTATCATAAACATAATCAGCCTCTAAATCAAAAACCGATGTTGGGGTAACTGCCCCCGCAATCCTTACTTCTCCTATAAGATTATTTTGAGAAACAACCGTATATTTTGCTCCCAATGTCCTATGGCGAATTTCAATTATATTAACTAAGGGATAACCAGGAAACTGAACCCTAAAAGGATCGCCTGCTAAATCTGGAAATTCTAAAAAGCCATTTTCTACAGCAACGTGCTCCGAAACCGCTGAAATTGTATCTACATTAACATGAATTAAATCATCTGCTCCATTGGGGACACCTTTTGTTACCTCTTCATCAATTACTATATTCTCTAATGAAATAAAATGTAAAGAATCTGTCGCTTGTTCACTGCCAGCATAAAAAGAATCATCTTTTGAAAGTTCATAATTATCATCACTTAAAAGTCCTGAAACAGAACCTGCTACTGAAGCAATGCTTTCAACTGGTTGGTTTGTTAAAATATAATAAGGATAAATACTAGAATCTAATGTAGAGAAAACAATTGTATCTACTACTTGTTCTAAGTTTTGCCCTAAAATATAAATATCTGCTTTACCTCCAGAACCTGCATCACGCAACATTAAAGGATCTCCGGGGCCTACAACGTAAGCATCTAAAACCCCGGAAACTTCTCTAGCCGTAGCTTCATATCCGGCAGCAGTTCCTTTATTACTTCCCGCAAAGGCTAATTGAATCCTTTCTCGTAAATCAGCATCGGATTCTTGATCGGCCCCTCCAGTAAAGGCAGAATTGTTTAGCACGTGGTCAATTCCTGTAATGGCTTCGGTTTCAATAGTAAACGTAGCAATATTTCCATCGCTTCCTGCTACCAATGCCCTAACCGGAACTGCAACAGCATATTGATCTGTAATCCCTGCTGTTTCTAAATCATCTCCTATTGTTAATGCAGTCTCTTGATAAGTTGTTTTATTAGCGCCTGTAATCACTAAATCACTAATAGTTTCAAATTCAGCAATGTTGGCTCCGCGTGTAGCTACAACAGATCCTGCGGGAACAGTAAAAACCTCATCATCATCTAGCACTGTCATAGTAAAATAAACTGATCCAGTTGCTTTTACTGCCGCTAAACGTTCAATATCATAATTAGCCGCTAAATTATCTAAATCAGTTCCTGTGGCGGTTTCAATAGAAGATAAATATGAAGCGGCTTGAATTTGTTCGTACAAAAAAGCTATTTGATCAGCAACAGGATCAATATCAACGTCTCTTGTAACCGATCCAATTTTTGTATCTAAAGTGGGTTGCGCTTCACGGATAGCGTCAATCATTTCATTTACTATTTCATTAAACGTTTTAATTACAATAGCCATTGTTCACCTACCTTAAAATTCAACTGGAAACTCAATTCCAATTGTATTTAATTCACCAGTAATAATATCAATAATAGCATCCATTTGCCTTGGTTCTTGATTATTCTGTTCTACAGATACTTCTTTAATATCTTGGACAAGTTCAGATGAGGCTACATCTTGAACTAATTGTTGCTCTTCTTGCAACTCTGTTAAATATTCAATAGCTTCCCTTACTGATTCATCTGCCCTTGATGAAGCAATGTCTGGCGGCAAAGCTTTCCCAATCAACCGTTTAGTTAATAAAGAACCGTATCTCATATGGAATTTATTTGCCCCCAGCGTTGTCTGAACAATTTTAGCAATATCCTGCGCTAATTTATTATTGCCTCCAATGAGTGTAATAGCCCCTGCACTATTAATAATTTTATCGCCATTCTTTAATTTTTGATCATACGTTGCCATTTTTAATCACCTACCAAAACACTTTCACTGCCCTCAACAATGTTACCTTTTAATACTATATGGGCCCCAGGTGCATATATCAAAGGGGTTGGAGTTCCTAAAGGAGAAATATATAGCAATTGCATTGAAAGCTTTGCAATTGCTGCTTGATTCTCTGTTGCTATTTGAGTTAGATCCGGATGCTCAGAATCAAAATATCCCATTCCAATTGGAATTAAAATCTCATCTCCATTGCGAGCTGCTTTTAAAACTGGCTTATCTATTAGCTTAGGTTCTGTTCCATTAAACACTTTAATTTTTCCTGCTGCATTAATTTGAATTTTAGCCCCTGAAGCCATTGCAATCTCACACTGGATTTCGCTTCCATCTCCATCAGTTGCTACAACATTGCCATCCATTTTAGTTCCAATAGTAATCTCGGCAACTTTCCTACTCGTTAAATCCGCATCCGTTGCAGCTTGCCTTACAACTGTATCTCCTTCAGCAGTAGAACGTGTTTCAGCACTTTGAACTACTATTAATTTAACTTGCGAACGCGCACGATTTCCTAAAAGTACAATTTCATCGTTACTATTTTTTGCAACACCCATATCTAATTTTCCGCTCGAACTTCGTATATTCACTTCGCCTTTATTATCCATAAAAATATCTGCATTTTTTTTGCTCTGAATATAAATTTCGCCTGCTTCAGGAATTCTATAAGGAAATTCCTTTTCCGCGTCAACTAATTTACTAATCGGCTCTACAGTAAGGTCTTGGTTTAAATACCCTGGATTAGGCAAATACCCTACTATATAGGCCTGCTCCTCGAACCCCACACCTACAATAACACGTGATCCCTCTTCAATTCCTGGATATATTCCCCATCCTCTTCCAGCATATGGTAAATTAACAGGAATTACGTTTTTAACAGCAAAGGCATCAACCATATTAACATTACATATACCTTTTTCATAATCAACGGTTCCTACTACGCCTAAGCGTAAAAAAGACGGATATTTAAACATATCTAATGGCACTACTACTGTTCCGTCTGGTCTCATCCTAAACATGTATTATTCCGACTCCGATGGTTTTACAAATCCTACTTCTTCACGAGATACGTCAAGAATATCAAAAGGATTTGGAATTTTCTCGCCTGGTTGTCTTCCATAAGCCAAAGTTAAAGTTGTTGCAAAATCTGAACCATAAGTAAAATTATGTTGAACTCCTACTACATAATACAACATCCCCCTTGATCTAACATAAACTACTCCCCTTAATTGATATCTTGAATCTCCCCGCACTGTAATTGTTCCTGTTAAAATATTTCCTTTTTTTCTTCCAAGATATGCTAATGCATATTTTTCACAAGCATTAGACTCTTTTAAGAAAGGTTTTACTAGCCGTTCAGGCTTATAACCATAATCCCACCATAAATCAAAATCCGTTGCAGCTCCCCATACCATTTGAGAAGCAGTTCTATTTAAATCAACCAAACTTGTTTCACCATAAACTTCGACATGGGAAAAAACATTAATATCGCTATGAGTAAAATTCCAACTAATAATATCTTCGTCTTCGATAATAAAACATTTTTTCCATCCATTTTCTAAAACATTATAAGTTTCTTTACTTTTTTCTCGAATACTAGAAGTAAGGTTAATGTCTTTAGTCGTTGAAGTATAAGGAATATTAAGCTGGTTGGCTTTGCTTTCTAATATAGGCCTATTAGTGTCCGCCAAAGATCCTTCTTCTTTATCTTGTTTTAATTTATTAATTTCATCTTTATTATATAGTTCTTTTGGGGCTAAATTATATTGAGGCGGTGAAAATACCAGATTGCCTTGCTCATCACAATAGAATTCAAAGTCTAATGTTTTAGCAATTTCATAACAAATATCTAAAACCGGCCTATATTCGCTATCCCACAATTTCCAATCTCCGCCAAACATTAAATTATAAGCTGGAATATAATGACTATAATCATAGGCCATAATTAAAAAACTCACATCTTTATTTTGCCGAATAGCATCTTTTGTATTAGCAAATGTTCCTTCTTCATAAATTTTATCTTTTAATTGCCCATTCTTGGTTTCGGATGCCCTTACAAAATTTCCTAATTGTAAATTTTGTGCAATCATTTCTTGCCTAATTCTATCCAACGTAGGCTTTAACTCTGCAACTAAAACTTTAAATCTTTGCGCTTCTTCTCCTGTTAATTCTTGATTTTTATTTTTTATCGCAAGGTTAGTAGCTTCTGCTTTTTTATCTGCAGAAATATTATCTGTTGTTATTTTCTCAGAAATATTAGAAGCTTCTTTAGTATTATAAGCTTGCCCTGTAACAATAAGACTAATAACATCTCCCGCATCCAACCCTGCAAATTGTTCAGAATAGATTAGCAATGGCCAAGCTGAAAAATTAGAAACTGTCTCGTCTGAAGGCCAAATTAAACTATGAACCCCTTTTTTCCATTGCCCAGTTGTTATCGAATTCGAATTTTTAGCATCCGTTTCGGCCCCTCGGTATATTGGGTCTATTAGTTCTCCTATAGCTTGAACTAAAGAAGGATTAACGTTAATTGCTTGAAAACCCAACCATTTAGTTAAATCAGAGGCCTGAATTGAAATCACATATCTTCCTGTTGCTGCATCATATGAATCATCAACACTATTAATGATTCCTTGAAAACATTGATGTTCTTCATTATCTTCCAAAGATGATAGCCATACATATACCGTATCTTGAGGTTCGAAAATTAATTTGCCTGTCCCTGTTTTTAGCGTACTTACAAACAAGTCACTATATTCATTAATTTTCTTTTTTTCACCCTCAGTTAAATTATCAATCAAATTATCGTCTGAATCATAAAGAACATGGTTTGGATTCTCTAAAGTTATGTTAACATTACTAGGACTCATTCCTAATGTCATGCTAGTAGTAACAGAAGACACATTATTAACTTCTATAATTCCGCCCCTAATTGTTTTTGCATTACCATTTGTATCGGTAGTTGTTACTAACGGTTCGTAATAATGAATTTTGGTTAATCCTTTTTGCTTGGCCAAAGCTTCATGCGTAATCAAATTATTAATCTTCTTCGTTATTCTTTCCCATCTTTTATTAAAAGAATCAGTTAAACTTCCTGTTAGCATCTGATTTTTTAATTTTGAAACTTCACGCTTGCGACCTAAAATACGCATTTGTTTTTTAGCTTCATCAACTGTAGAAATATCAGAAGCATTTTCCGCCTGTGTTTTTGCAGCAGCCCATTTATCAAGTTCTGCTTTTAACTCTTTATCATTTTCTTCATTTTTCTGAATACTTTCAAAAATACGCTTATTTACTTTTTCCCAATTACTTTCAGCGCCAGCTTGCAATAAAGTAGAAATATGTTTCTTCTTAATAAAAATAGTTGCGCTTGGTTTTTGCTCTATTACTTTTGCCATTTTATTTCAGCTTAATTGGAATACGCAATAAAGATCCAACTCCTACTGCATAAGATCCTGTTGCAATTGACATGTCTTTATGCCAATTCATAAAGTTCTCTTCATAGAATCTACCGAACACGCTTGTTACAGCAAAGTTCATAGTATAATCAAAAAGTCCAATCCTTTCCGAACTTTCCGTAACTGCCATGCTTCTAAAAAACCCTTTATAAGAAACGCGACGATAATGCATTTTAACATTAGTTGCAAGCTTTGCCATGCAAGGTTCTGCAATTTGGCCCGCTTCTCTTACAATAGACTCAATTCTATAAATCATTCTTAATAAATTAATACCCTCAATCCCAGCAGAACTAGTATGGCCAGAAAGATTAATAGTTCCTAATTCTTCTCCCCAATACTGAATTATGTACCCACCTTTAGTTCTTGTAGGCGTAATAATCTTAGAATCCTCATAAGATATATTTTGAGGATTAATATACATCTCAACAGCTGTTCCAATAGTTGTAATACTTTGCGAAACAGATGGCAAAATATCCTCTATCCCTTTTGTAATATTAATTGCTTGGCCAAGCTTTTGCAAAACAGGATAGGAAACTTCCCACCAAACCTTTTCTTTCTTAGGGAAAAAGTTTTCATCAAGTTTTTGAACTAAATCTGGCGTTACTTTTAAAGCCAATGATTATCCACCTACATTATAAGAAACAGGTCCCCGCTCTTCTATTCCTGTTCCAATTTGTACTGGTTGCGTTCCGGGCCTAGCCCATCTAGTTTTTCCTCTTCTTACTTCTGGAATTAATCCTAGATGCTTTTCGGCTTCTGCCCTCATTTCTTCTGCTGTTCCTTTACCAATCAATGGAGCTTTGATACCTGCAATACTTTCTAAAAACCCAATCATCGTATCCATTTTTTCAATTATTTTTGTTAAACCCGTAACACCTTTGAGTTCTTTTACTACATCTTTAAATGAACCTTTGCCAGTTGCCCAATCTTCAATTGCTTTTTGAGTGCTACTAAGGCCACCTGCTATATCTGTAACCCTTGCAGTAGTATCTTTAATATCTTTTTCAATCTTTGTATAAAAAGACATCGTTTCTCGCATGTAGTCTGTTTGCTTTTCAGCGTCACTTTTCATTCCTTCAGTAATTTTTTTTGCATCATCTGCAATTTTTGTTTGGTCTACTGCTTTATCTCCTAATTTAGTTAGAAGCTCAAGTGTTTGCCTAGCTTCCGCCCTTCCAAGTCCTGTTATTTGCTGCAACATTTCTTGTTGAACTATAAATTGCCTTGCCCCTTCTGGAGTTCTTGCACCCTCTTCCATTGTTGTAATTCGTCCAAAAATACCTGTCATTGCCTTTTGTAAAGTTCGCATCGCTTCAACAGGGGCTGTTTCAACTTGTGTCTGGAAACGCAATGCAGTTTGCAATGGCGCTCCTTGAATTCCACCCCGCATTCCAATTAAAGCTTGGGCGCCTCTTCCCATCTGTAACATACCGCCTGTTAATGCTCCAGCCAACCTTCCAGCTAGCCCCATTCTTCCTTCGCCTAAGGATAAAGCAACGTTTGCAACAGCACCTGCTGCCCCTTCCGCCCTCATGCCAAACATTGCATAAGATCTAGCTAAATCCATGACCATTGGGATCATTTTACTTTGCGCCAATCCTGTTGCATTTGAATAAGCCATTACCCTCGCAAACCCTTCTTGAGCTTTATCTAAACCTGTAGCGCCCAACTCTAAATATGAAGTACTTAATAAATCAATTGTTTCAGATAAATCCAATCCTGAATGATGTGCCATAATTACTGCTTCTTCAAAACCTTTAAAACGAGATTGCATTGTTCCTAAAGTGCCTACACCTTTTTCTAATTGATCAGTTGGAAAAGCTGCCCCAAGTCCTTGCATTCCTCGTATAATTTCTTCATTAGAAAGTCCATAAGTTTTACCAAGCCCTGTCATAGTTCTAGCGAGTTCATTAATATCTTTTGTTAAAGCAGTTCCTCCAGTAGTAACAGATGCGGGCAGTTCTCTTCCAAATTCTAGAGCAATTTGTGAAGTAGTACGAAGTGCTTGCTTGCCCATCTTTTCTAAATCTACACCAATCGAAAGAAAAGCTGCTCCTAAAGGCCCTACAACGGGGATGGCCTTTATCATACTTTCTATTAACGAATCTGAACTATGATATGCTTTTTCAATTCCGCCTGATAATTGTCTACTTTTACCATCTGCCCATTGGGTTGCTTTCCCAAGCTTAGATATTTCAGCTTCGGCTCTTTGAGCCCTACCTGTTAAAACTCCAAGGGCTTTTTCTAGCCTGCTAGATTGATCAGTAATTCCTTTTGCACTTCTAGTTGCTATTTCAAACTTACTTCTTAAAGCATCAATGCCTTTTGAAGTCTTTTCAATATCTTGCTGCCCAGGTAAATCAATGCCTAGAGAAAGATTCGTTCCCCTAACTTTGTTTTGAATACTAGTAAGCCATTTACCAAAATCAGCAGAAGTTTGTTCTAAGGAAGGACTAAAATTAATATTTATATCACCCGGAGTGGCCATCGCTATCCTTTATAGGGTAAACTTTAATTTCATCTAAAGCATCTAAATCTTTTAATGTTTCCTCAAAACTATCATCTTGCATTTCAGGTTCTTCCTTGGCTTCTCTTAACCGCCTTATTTTAACAGCTGCTTCGCGATCGATAAAAAGACTTATATAATCTAATGAATTTTGTACCAAATCATTTTGTTCTTTTTCATCCTGTATTATATTGTTTAAATAAAAGTTTATTTCAAACTTATCCATACCCTTAAAAAAATCATCAGTTAATCTTTTCTTAAAAGCCTTACATAATTTCCAACGAAGCCTTGCAAAAGGCTCCGTTTTAATTATTCCCCCAGGCCATCGCCTGCCTTTTCTTTGCGGCTATCCATTGACAAATAAATATCGTACAATTTATTAATAAATTTTTGTTGCAATGATCCAGCTAACCAGCGCTTCTTAATAACTTTATCGCGTTCTAAATTTTTAGTTAAATTATCTTCTGGGCCCTCATAAAGACTCTCAGGAGGAACCCCGTTAACAGAAGCAAGCGACCGAGCAACCACCTCAACTTTAATCGCTTGGGCAAGAGCAAGATTACTTGCACCTGTAAGCATTTGAGCTGCTGTAAAAGCTTCAGTTACTTCATCTCCTGTTAATGTTCGTAATTTAACTTTGTATCCTTCAATAAAATGTTCTTCTTCAATCCTTCCTGCAGAAATTAGTTCGCGCACATCTTTTAACTGCTGTTCTTTTTGATTCTCAACCACTGTTTGAGTCCTCCCATTAATAGACTACTAGACATTTTTAATCCAGTAGTCAAAACTAAAAAATCCTGTACAACCAAGTACAGAATAAGAACGCATGAGATTACGTTCCGGATAGGCTCATTGGACCTTCTTCAGGCCCTAAACCTTCACCAGTATCAACGGACTGTTCAACTGCATTTTCATCAACGTGATCGCCAGTAACCTTAGGTGAATCCAAAACTTTTGTTGCCCAAATAGTTGCGCTCTCA